CCTTCAATGTCTCATCTAAAGCATATTGGATAATATCAAACAGCGTTTTTTCATCTTCACGCCGTTTGGCTATCTTGTGCGAAGTATCTTCTACCGTTCCACACTGCAGGTGAAAATCATCTGCTATCATCTGCAGTAATTCAGAGGCTGTCTTATTTCGATACCTGTAACTATCCTTATTTTTTAGATACCGCAGCTGATCATATGCAACCACATTTATGAGATTCCCCTTTGTGCGCTTCTTTTTGAATATGAACCCATAGAAAAACGGAATGCCATTCAGTTCAACACGGATTGCGTTGCCCTCTTGGAAATTAAGCGCGCCCGCTTTTAATACAGACAGTGTTAATTTTCCGGGCATACCCTTGCGCTCCGTAGACCAAGTGATTCCTTCTTCCACACACGGTTCGTATACAGTACCGTCGTTTTGAATATATACTTTTACTTCTGGCATTTCCGCCCCTCCTTTCTATGGCAGCTGCAAGACCGTTCCCGGATAAATCAGAGAACCATTTCTGGAGCCTGATTCTCCATGCGCTTTTGCAGCAGATTCAATCACTTCTTTGTTCAGCTGATAAAGTTCTTTCCAACGGCCAGAATCCTGCAGTTCGGCCTTTGCGATATAAATAAGCGTTTCTCCGCTCTTTATCGTATGGCTTTCTGCTGCCTTCTTCCCAACCGTTGACCTCACTTCTTCAACCGTTGCCGTTTTTGTTCCTTCTGGTTCCACTTTGATATCCAGAGTTTTTGTTGTTGGAATTTTCGCCTGTTTCAGCTTGACTTCCACCATGACATCTGAACCATACGAAGCACTCTCCTGTATTTCGTAATCTTCCAGCGATACGGTCATGTTGGTATCATACAGCGATGTCCTTCCGTAAGTTCGGGAAAGAATAAACTGAAACGGTTCTTTCCCTGTTTTCAAACGCTCTAGAATCCCCAGATAATACTCCGCCCGGCGAAATCCATTCGGGTATGCCGCAAACGGATACCGCTGCAGCTGCGGTAAAAGCAGCTTAAAAGAAATATCTGTAAGACCGGGAGTTTTCAGCTGACTTACTTCCCCGTCATTGATAAGCGTTATCGTTTTATTCTGGTTTTTTATTTTCAGTTTCACATCACTAGGCACTACCGGGAACTGCACGCCATCCAAATAAAGTGCATACATACTTATACCCCCTCTGCAGCAACCGTCATTCTGTCATACACAACATCCAGCAGCTGATCTGCAATTCCATCCAAATCCATGGAAGAGTTAACCTGATTATAGTTTTGCATATCAACCTTGATTTCTGCTGTAGTAAACCGGTTTATCACTTCCTGTTCTGCAATGTCTCGCAGATACTTCAAGTCCTCTTCGGATACTTCCAACAGCTTTTGAATACTGTCTGTATCTCCAGAAATATCGCCCAGCAATTCCTCTGCTCCCGGAATTGTCATACTGCCAAGCCCAGCTTCAAATGAATACATTGATAAGTCTGCCGCCGGGTTAAAGTTTTTCAGATTGTCCATCATGCCTTCGCCCCAGGCATATCCACCATCAAACGCATCTTTCAGATTATACTTTTCATCAGCAAAGCTGGATAAATCATCACGCCAACCGGCAATGGTATCTGCATAATCGGTACGCATGACGAAATCCACCGCTTCCGCAATGGCCTGTAAGACGCCAAGCGCCACATCGCCAATCCCTAAAAAGATTCGTACAACACCGGCTCCCATAGCAGAAAACAACCCGGTAATTAAACCGGTTACCGAATAGCTGGTGCCAGCCGCCTTATTTAACATGCCCACGAAAGCATTTAAGGCAACAACGCCAACCAGAACGCCCCCTGCGAACCATGTTATCGGGGATGCTAACAGCACCACATTGAAACCCGCCTGTGCAGCTGTTGCTGCGCCTGTGCGAACCGCCAGAACGCTTTCTTTGATCGCCAGAAAATCATTCCATACAGCGACTGCTGCCAGATAACCTTGATGCGCTAAAAGCACGCCGTTATAAACAACAAACGCTCCCGATGCGCCATAGACTATCGGACCGATAACACCCCAATTATCACTGACAACCTGATACACATTTCCAGCTGCATCTGCCATACCGCTTAATGCATACACGGCAATCGCTGCACCGTTAGCAAATAACAGGAACATGCTTTCAATGCGCGGCATATTGTCATTGGCAGTCTGATACAGCTCCATAACAGCCGGATATACTTTGCCGCCCACTACTTCAGAGATATCCGACATATTATTTTTGAACTGAATAATCCGACCTTGCGGTGTGTTTGCCATCTGCTCCGCCAAATTCGCCCATGACTGATTGATAACCTCATCAATTACCAACGCCTTTTGCATATCAGTCCCATTATCAATAATTTCCTTCTGGGCATCGGTCAGTTCAAAGCCTCTATCCTTTAATCCATCATAAGTACCATTCAGCGCTTTCCCCAGCTGCGTTGCATATTCCACCATCTGCTGGCTGTTTAATTCAACGCCGCCGCTCATGCCGGACGCATAATTTGTCAATGTTCCCATAACAGTTCGTATTGCAGCTTCATCACTGATGTAAGTTGAAATTTCAGCTGCACCGGCAATCATGGCTTCATCGCCATAAATCGTTCTGCCCTGAATCGCCTCCGCTTCCGCTTTCAGTGCATCAAACGCACCGGGTGCCGCCTGCACATTAAACAATACCGTTTTTAATTGCCGCTCTGCAGCATTTTGTATATCAAAGTTTTCCATAGAAACCGTTGCAAAGTCTTTTGCAGCAGAAAGACTGAAAAGCCCTGCAAAGGCTCCTGCAAGCCGTATTAATTTACCGCCAAAGGCATCCGCTCTGTCATTACCAACGCCCAGACTTTCGTTGAAGCGCTCCTGTTCCTCTCTGGTAAGTCGCATCTGCCTTTCTGTATCCCAAAGTTCACCGGTCATGTCAGCGATACTGTCCGTTGCTTCCACGGTATCAATACGAATCCTTTGGCCAGACAGTTCACGGTAATCATTAAGCAGATTCTGATTGGCCTGATGGATGGAGCGCAATGTCCCTGTCATCTGATCAGAAATCTGCAGTATTGTCGATAGAGCCATTTCCGCCCCCTCCTATCGTTTTGTTTTTGCCTCTGCTTCTTTTCGCGCATCAGCATATACCAACAACGAGGCCATTACAAATGCTCGTTCTTGCCCGTCCATCTCCATAAATTCAGATGGCCGTATATGAAATTTCAGGAGGCAAAGGTACGCCATCGTTGCATACCAATCGCCTCCCGTTATTAGTTTTTTGCTTCGTTAGTTTCCCTTGCTTCTTTCTTTTTACCAGTGCCGTTGTGTTCCTTCACCTTTTTCGCCAGCAGATTAAATTCTTCCGGGCAATCAACAATCGCTTCCAGTAAATCTTCCGGTGTCATAACGCCGTAAGAATCCTGCAAAGCTCTGTTATGCAAATCAGGATACACAACCGCTGCTGCAACCAGCTTTTTCACATACAGATTGTTATCGAATGCCGGTACAACATCGCCATTTTCCGCTACAGTGTATTTTGTGGATTCATCAATCAAAAGATTGTTCTCTTTTGTCGATACTGCTCGCAGCTCCCACTCTACAGGATTGCCGTTTTCATCAACAATCGCTGCTGTGGCCGGATAAAGGATATTCTCTTTCACAATTTTGTTTTTCTTCAAAAACAGTTCAAACTTTTCCATTGCTTATTTGCTCCTCTCAATTACATCCCCGCAGGGTCAGCATAAGTTTCAGGCATTGCAACATCTGTGTAATAGCCTTCAATTGTCTGCTCGATAAAACCACCCGCATCATCAAATACAGATAACAGAACCTCGCCATCAATCACGCAGCCGCGATAAATTTTTGTACTGCGCCCAAGCGGTGTCGCATTATCCTCTTCTGTGACCTGCAGTTCCAGTTCCGGCAAGATACCGGTTTTTAAGTACTCCATAATCATTTCGGAGAATTTATCGGTCAAGCGGTAAATGGTCAGTTTGAATTTTCCCTCTGCGCCCTCAACTTTTCTCCCATCCATAGGTCTGTCCAGCATTGGAACCGCAGTGGTTTTCATGTTTACTTTGCCTTCAAAGTTTCTGGCAAAGAAAATGTCATATCGGTTGCCGCCAATCGTAGCAAAGCAAGTAGCTTTCTTCTTACTGGCAATATACCCCTGCTGCATTTTTGTATTCATGCATTACCCCTCCTTACTGCAATACTGTTGTCATATACAGTTTTTCCATGGTACCTACTACATCAAGTGGACCATCCGATACCGCCACATCGTTTTTATTATCGCCCTCTGCCACAACCAGAGTTGTTTCATCATAGTTTTCAATGGCATCAAGTTTCTCCATGTCTTTGCGCAGCTTCACCAAATCATTCCACAAACTGATGCGTCCGTTTTTACCGTTTGGTACAACGCCAAGATATTTGGAATTAAACAATGTAGCTGTGTCATTGGCAATCTGATCTGCAATGCGCACCACTTTGTTGTCTTTAAAAATAGCGCCTTTGTTTAATGTAGTAGTAACCAAAGAGTTGATATCAGTCAGTACACGAATTTCGCTGCCAACCTGATGGAAAGTGAATTCGCCGGCTTTGATTGCCTTTTCCAGTTCAGACTGCGTATAAACTGCATCTATCTCAAACTCTCCATCATATTTTCGGTTGGTATTCGATGCATTGATGACACATCCTGCTGCAACACCTGTCACCCAGAATACCAGCGCCGCTTCTGTCCAGATATCCCCGGAAGCTGTAACGGCTTTGTTTTTCACATTGATAGCGCCTTCGTAATCTGCCTGGTAACCGTAGATTACTACCTGTGCTTTTGCACCAACTTCATCGCGCATTCGTTTATTGAACTCTACATACAGGCGTTTTACCGCTTCATCCGTAACATACGCGCCGATGGCGTTATAATTATATGGCTCAATCTTTGCCAGATAGTTCTGATGGTTTGCAGCTGTAACTTCGCCGTTAGAACCGCCTGTAAATTCAATTTTTGCATTGGCTGCCAGTGTTGCGGTTTTGGTGAATGTTACAAGATTCTCTACATCCTGCAGTTCTTGCGCACTCGCCACTGTCTGCATATCCATCAATGTAGTATCCCAATAGGTCGATACATCAAAGAGAGATTCATCATCGGCATTTGTTTCAACTGCATGCCAGAGCGCATTGCCTCTGGTACCGGAATGAGCCGCTTCAGAAATAGTGCTTTTGGCTTTGCCGCCGCTGTTCAATCGATAAAAATAAACGGTTTTTGCACCGATAAACAAATCTCGCATACCTTTCAGCTTTTCATCCGTATAATCATACCCGAACAGCTTCATGCTGTTTTTCTGGAAATCGCCTTTGCTTACTTCAAATACTTTGTTATCTGCGCCCCAGTCCATTTCCAATGCCATCGTTGCAATCCCGCGATCAGAAAGCGCTGCATCTGCTCTCGACAGAGAAATTACATTGATATAAGAGCCGGGCAGGATTTTATTCATTGTCAAAAAATTACCGCCGCCATGCGCCATTTACTTCACCCTCTTATTCATAAATTTTTTTAACATACGCTCTACATCTTCATGCGTATATCTTTCATCATCCTTTAACAGCACCGATAACGCATCTTTACGATGGCTGTATCGTGTACATTTCAAAAGCTGTGCTTTTGTAAATGTTGCTGCCTGTTCTGCAGCGCTCGTTTCCGCTGCATTCATTTCTGCATTGTTTCCCATTTTTATTCATCCCCAATCGTGAGCGAATACTGCATCGTTTCCATTAAAGCAAGTTCTTCTATCGTTCTGCCCCGATATACATAACTCACTTCAAACAAAAGCGCATGATCTACAATTTTGTGCTGCATTCCATCACCCCTGTAAATCAGGTTCTGATAAGGAATCTCATCCAGCACAAAATATAAATCCTGCCCCATTTGGTTTAATGTTTCCTGCAGGTATTTGGTTTCGTCACTATAAAAATAAACGGCGTAGCTGCATACGAACTCTCGCGCTGCATCCAGTTTCGCTTCATGTGTTGTCTGAAGTGGAAGAATGACAAAGCAAGGTGATTGCAGGTACTGCCGCACTTCCTCTGTATAAATTTTATACTCCGGCCAGATTTCTTTCAGCCTGGCTGCGATTGGTTTTGTAAACATTACCCGCTAAACACCTCCCGGAGATAATTCTCAACGCGCTGCTTCACCAGTTCAGGCACAATCTGTTCCAGTTCCTTTTCAGAACGCGTCATCATAAAGAAGCCCGGCACCAGCGGAACCACTAATCGTTTCCCCAATGCTGGCACAAACCGGCCCACTTCCTGCGCATGCCCATATTCTACATGGGCTGCATATTCCACATTGTTGTAAAGTTCCAGTTCCAGATTGTCGCCGTCCCATTTCAAATCGCTCAAAAACCAATTGCGGCGCAGCTCCCCTGTATCTACAGGCGTTTTTTCTTTCGTTGCTGCCATAAGCCTGTTCCCAATCTCCAGCAGAATATTTTCTGCTAAAATCTTAATCTGCTCTGTCATAATTGCCTCGCCCAATCGGTTCTGCAGTTCTTCCAGAGCACGCATATCCACATTGATTCTGCATTCAGGCATAGCTTACTCTCTCCAGCATGATTTCCTGATGACTCACATATTTAAACGCTTCACCGGTGTTCCGGAACTGATACTGCATACCGTCCTGTGCAATTTCAATTTCACATCCGGCTGGAATCTCCAAGTCCGGAGCGCAAAATAACACGCTGGTGTAATTCAGCTCGGCTATTCCTTTTGCAGGATTGGTTTTATCTTTTGCCGTTTGGCTCAAAGCACATTTTTCATCCCGATAAAGCAAGGTCCTATCGCCAATACTGGTGATGCCATCTTCTTCTTTCTGGGGATAGTGATATACATTCATCACACCGCGATAGGTGCTTTCCAGTATCTCTCTCGCTCCCATAAAATCACCTCATTTTCACCTTCATAAAAGGCACCAGCAAGTGCCTGTAAAGGCGAATGAAATCTCCTATTGCCTGTGCGGACAAGTCTGCGATATTATACGAAATCGTGGTATCACCACGGCTTACCGACTTTACAGCACCTTCTGCGCCAATCATTTGATTTTGCCTTACATATTCCGCTGCCATCTGCAGAACAACTGATTCTAAACCGGCAGGCGCTGTTTTGCCAGCCCTGCCGATATAGATTAAGCATTGTTCTGTCAGGAGTTCCAAAAGCAGCTCTAGATAATTATCATTCGTTGCTTCTGTCTGGTTCAGGAGTATCTTTAGTTTCTCCAGTGTTGTCATTTACACCACCAGCCCCCTGTGTCTCTTTCTTATCAGATTCTTTTTCTTCGCCTTTCTGGTTACCTTTCGCACCTCTTTTTGGCTTTTCTTTTGTGATTTCTTCAAAGCCATTTGCCAGGTACTGCGCAGCTTTCAGGTCGCTTTCCGTTTCCCTAACTTCATTCAATCTTCTAAATGTACGCTTCATCCCGCTTCACTCCTTACACTACAGCCTCTGCAATACGAACCAATACGCTTGCCAGCTTCTGCTGTTTAATCATCAAATCATGATATTTACGATAGTCGATTTTCCACGCGTCCGCTTTCTGGTTTACTTCAGGAGTAAAGATGCGCAGTTTGTCTGTTTTGCACAGACCAATCGGTACTCTGCGCGGGCAGATTTCCCACAGAATATTTTTTGCGCCCTCTGTTGGAGCAAAACCACCACCGGCAGCTTCGTCTTTAAACAAATATTCTGTTTTCAGTCTTGCACTTGGCGCTACCAGAATTGGGTTGCCATCAATGCTTTTCACTTTGGTCATGATTTCACCGCGTTTGAAATCCATAACATCAATGCGTTTTGCCAGCTGCGCGGATTCACTCACAATTGCGCTGGTGATTGCAGACATGGTAATTACCAGCTGTACATCACCGACAACATCCTGCACTGCAGCAATATCTCTTAACAGCATGCTGTAGATATTATCTGCTGTCAGTTCAACACCGCCAACCATACGCCCAGCCTCTTTTGCCAGAGCAGCGATTTTGCTGTAGCGGAATGCATCCACTTCCGGAATAACATGTTCGCGCTGGAATGTTGCTGCAACATTGGTTGCGTTGGCGATAAAGTTGCTTTCGTTTACATCCATAGCGTCCAGCATGAAGCTTCTGCCTCTGTCCTGTGTCATTGTGTAGCTCTGATAAGTCAGAGTTACGCTGCCATCAGGAAAACCTGCGTTTCTATCATAGTCAGCCAGCCCATCCATGCTGATGGTTGGCACTTTGATTTCAGAGCCGCCGTTATAAATTACTTCCCCGGCATTGGCATCCATCCAGCCGGTTGTGGATTCTGCCAGCATCTGCTGGTCTAATTCTTTCTGCAGAATATCTGCATATTCAATACTGTTTGGCATAATTATCTGCTCCCCTCAATAATTTTTCTGATTTCGCTCTGCATTTCTTCCTCTTTGGTTAAACCACCGCCGCCACCTGCAGCAGGAGATTTTCCTTTCAGGCGGCCTTCCACGCCAGCCTGTACAGCTGCATCGTAGGATGTTTTCAGTGCACTGATGTTTTTCTTCACAGTCTCTGCATCATCCGCCATTACCAGCGCTGCAAAGTTGGAAGGCAGCCCTTCCTGTTCCAGCGTTTTCAGTGTTTCCGCTTCCAGTTTTGTTCTGGCATCATTCTTTTTCAAGGTTTCGTTTTCTTCCTGCAGCTTTTTCATTTCTTCCTGCAGTTTTTCTTCCACTGTCAGCTTTGCCAAGCGTTCAGCTTCACTCATGCCCTCCTGTTTCGCATCAGCCAGGCGCTTCTGCACTTCTTCCTCCCACTGACTGCGCAGCCCTGCCACTTCTTCTTCAGTGTAGGTTTTCGGCTCAACAATAGGTGTTGGGTCTGTGCCAGGTTCTAAAATTGGTTCTGCCATGTTACATCTCTCCTCTTAAAAATTTGTATGAAAAAAAGAACCTCTCTGCAGAAGTTCTCTTAATCGCATTTTGTTAATTCAGTTTCACAATACATCAGATACACATGGCTGTTCCAGTGCTCTGTTTTCTCTAGATAAGCCAGCAGCGTTGTTGTGAGCGCTGCCACTCTGCTTGGATGATCTGCTTCTGAATGAATCATCAGCAGCGTGTCCTTTATCAGTTCCCGCTGGAGCCCCTCTGTTTCCAGAAGTTCTCCCACAGTTTCGAACTCTGTAACCATAGTCGGGTCACGGTTCATATTATCGCCTCCAATGAAAAAAGCCCCCGTTCAGGAGCCTTGTAGTTATTCTTCAATAAAAAAATGCGTTGGATTCTTCCGCAGCTCTTCATTTTGTCGCTGGTGTTCCTCCAGTTTTCGATAATCTTCCTCTGTCGCTTCAGGCTTTAAGGTAACTTCCCAGCCATCCACCCGTTCCACAAGATGTGCGATTGATTTTGGATACGCGGTTAAAAGCATCAACGATTCATCCTTT